TGTATAACTAAGATCATCAAATACATAGTCTTGTACGGAACATGGCATTTTTTTGACAACACCATCATACATGTAAAAAGAATTATCAGACATCCAATATGCTCTACCATTTACTTCAATAGCAGCGTGTTGTGCTATCAATCCACAGTTAGCACCGAGCTGTCTAAGACCAAAAGTAAAAGGTGTACCAACAAATTGAACACCATGAAGTGAGGTATCTGTCCAAACAAGTATTTGACCTGATGATTTAACAGCGCCTACTATTCTAGAACCATCGGATATACGTAGTGAACCAGCTTCGTTTGTAGCTACTGGTGTATAATCTGTAGCATCTTCTCGATCAGAAAATCTAAATAATAAATCGTCTTGAGATGCTGGTGTACCAATAGTAGTTTCTGTTCCAAAAACTAATAGATGTCTTGTGTCAGTGGATACCAAACTAAATCTAGAAGCAGTAGGAGCATTTGATAAAGCTGTTGCTCTTGCATCTATTGCACCAGAAATATCTTTAATATATGTGCTAGCATTTAATACTGTAGCAATTAAATCTTCACCAAAATTATCCAGTGACCAAGTACGTGCAGAAATAGTAACACTTGAAGAAGTACGTGGAGTGTTCCAAGTGCTAGTGTTCCAAGTATCAGTGCCCCATCCATATCCTAAAGTTGAAGAAGTTTGACCAATATTAATTTGATAATTAGCATTGCCTGAGCCACCTCCACCAGATGTAGATCCAGAAGCTGCGCTAGTATGTGTGACTTTGTACGTGTCAGCATCAACAAATGTTGTAACTTCAAACTCGTTGTTCATGTCTAAACCATCTATTGCAGAGAAAGAATCAAAGGTTACAAAGTCTCCTTCAATAGCACCATGGTCTGCATCAGTTACTGTAACTGTTGTTGTACCATTTGTTGTAAAAGGATTTGTTAAAGCTGCTGTTTCTCTAATAGGTGTAATGTCATAGAGAGCACTACCCGAGAATAAATATAATTTTCTATCAGTTCCTAAAGCAAGATATCTGGTTCCATCTAGACCAATCCAGCTATGCGTATCACGAACCACGCCCACGACAGTTTTGTTGGGATCTGGTAGATATGTCCAACCTTTCCATCTTTCAGGCTTTCCATAGTGAAAACGCACAAGATTTGAGTCAACATACTTACGCTGATCTCCTGCTGAGTAAGCGGTATCTTGTTTATCAATGCCTGGTTGAAACTTTAAATCTACTAATTTCATAACAAAATATTTTAACCCTTTTTTACTTAAAATTAAAGATTATAATCATATTTACATTGAAATGCTATTGAAACTCTCATTCTTGAACTTATTCTAGATACAGAAACTGCTCTGTGAGGTAGGTAAGAAGGAAACATAATAACTCTGTTAGGTAAGGGAAAAACACCATTAATTACCCTTGTTTGATTAACATCATAAATTAAAAGCTCACCGCCCCATGTTGTATTCCAGTAGGGATGTATAAAACATACTATTGTAAGATCTTTTGAAAAAGTGTCATGACTATCACAATGAATTTTTTGATCATACAAAGGAGGTCCTCCATTCAGCCACACTCTTTTTAATTTATTTTTATAATTTTTTTCTATTTGTAATTTTTCGTTTATATTAACCCACAAATTAAAAACAATGTTAGATTTATTTAATTCGTTATTTTTTATATAAGCGTTAATTTGATTACAATAATCATTTGCAGAAAAACTTGTATTTAAATCATTATCTTCAGATCGATTAGTAAAGTCCCAAATACCTTTGCTAAAATGTTCTGCAATTAATTCAAACATTTCTTTTGGAACAACATCATCAATTATTTTAATACTCATTTTTTTTCAAATTGAGTGGCTACGTTTCCTTTAAATGAGTAATTACCCATATGTGTCATGCCACTTATAATATCAGCGTATATTTTACCACCTATTTTTTGCCATAAACGACAAAAGGCGTAGTCTTCTGACAAATATCTTTTAGTATCAGGCTCTATCATTGTGTCAAAAAAAGCATAATTCCAATCAGATGTGTCGTGATATCCAAATGTTTTGTCGTGAGGATCTCCTAAGTGTTGATCAGATTTAAATCTAAGATGAGGATATGCTAATGCCATTTTTTTAAAAACATTTTTTTTAATTAACATAAAACCTGTGGCACCATCTAATACTTCTATAAAACCTTTTTTTACCAATACTTTTTTTGGATTTTTAACATTTAAATTATATTGTAAAGATGCTGCATGTAACTCATCTTCTTTAATGTTTGGTTTTTCCTTTACTCTTCTAATTGCTTTTGTCCAATCAATTACCTTTCGTGGATACACTCCCGTTACCACATCTTCATCTAAATCTAACATACGAAACACAGACTCAGGATTAAAAGCTAAATCAGCATCAATAAATAAAAGATGAGTATAATCTTTGTTATCCATAAATAACTGCACTAATGTATTACGAGCCCTTGTTACCAAAGACTCGTTTCCAATAGTTCCAAATTGTAGTTCTATTTTTTTCTGTGCAGCTAAAGCTGTAAGTTGTAAACAGCTTTTAAAGTAATCTGCTGTCAGCATGTTGCCATAACAAGGAGTTCCAATAAATATTTTAGGATTCACTATAACTTACTGTTAAATATTCTATTTTTTTTACCCAATCTTTAGGTATAGCGATAGCACCGCCACCTGTAATATCATCTTTATCTTTACTGTAAGATCTCATAATAACTATTCTTTGATTATTATTTGTAATCATCCATCCTACTTCTTGGCACACGGCCAACGGCGCATTAAGAATTTCTTTTATATCTAGCCAACCTGTTTCTGTATCACGAGCATCTAACCACGTCACGCGAACCATAGGAGTTTTGTTTATATTAAACATTTTCTTTGTAAAATATATTAAGTGTATATCTTTTTGAGCTATCCCCAAAAGATTGTAAATCTGAATGTGGTATTTTTAAGCCATTAAAAAACAATCCTCTATTTTCTACAAAACCTATATGTGAGGATAACTTTTTATTATGTAAAAAACCCGTACCATTGTTGAGTAAAGGTTCTCCTTTTACAAATAAAAGAAAGTTAGCAACATTACCTTTATCATCATCAGTGTGAAACAAAGGTTCTTTTTTATTTTCTCGTAAATGTGCACTTACAGATATTGGTTTAAGATTTCTATGAGGAAAAAAATATTGTTTAATTAATTTTAATAAAGGATCGCTATAAATACCTGTGTCAAAAGTGTGTCGCATTCCATACAGTTGACCCTCGGGATTTTTTACTTCACTATATTCTAATTTTGTTAAGGTATCTTGAAGTGATTTTAGCGTAGCCTGATCTAAAAAATCATCAACATACATGACAAACTTTGTCTCTTTATGATGTTGCATTAGTTTTCTAAAGGCTGTGGCTCGTCTTTTTTAATTAAATGTAAGTTAAAAGATACTGATCTTCTCTCTTCATTTTTTGTTCTAAATGGATATACGCCATGTGCCAGCCAATTTGGAAACAAAAATATATCACCAACTTTTGGTGACTCTTGCCATTTATGTCCACTAAATGTAGCAGCTTGACCATTAAACCAACATATATCACCTACAGTTGGATAGTGATCTTCTTTTGCGTATTCCTCTGGTAAACTTTTTGGTACTCGTAAATAACATACACCTGATAGTTGACCTTCGTGTATATGAAAAGGATTGAAGTCTCCAGCCCACTGGCTCACGGACCACATAGATTCAATGACCATCTTACCTACAAACTCTGGGCTAATTGTTTCGCTTGCTGGTGGTATAGAAATGTAATTTTTAACCATCTCACCAATCAATTGCACCATCGGCAAAAACTCTTCCGTACCCATCCAGTCTTGTGGAAAACGAACTTCTTGTTTAACATTGCCTGCCAAGTTACCTGAATGATCAAACTCTTTAGATAATTTTTTATCGGTTAACATCTGTGTTGCTTTATCATCAAGCATTTTAGTAATGAAGTCAGGCATCTTGCCTCTCATTATTGTAGGACCAAAAGGTCTAATTGTATCAAACTTTAATACTTGTTCTTGAGGCTCTTTCTTTTTCGCCATATAAACTCCTTTTTCAAATAAATATTGTAATATAGCAATATTTTGCCTATAAATAAATAGATTATTATCTTCAAGTTCATCCAACTTGCCCCCAATATAGAATATTGTTATAACTTAGGAGATTATGTTTAAAAAATTATTTAAAAAAATCAAAGATGTTGCTGGAGATATCGCCCCTTATG